GCCAGCGCCTCGGGAAAAGAAAGGGGCCCGTCTAAGGGCCCCAGTGATTTGGACGGCACGCCGTCCCAGGTGGTGTTGACGAACCAGCCGTTGCGGTTCTCAACGATCTCCACCCCCAGCGTCTTGCTGCGTGTCGCTCTCATCCTGCTCGTCGTTGCGGCTGACGTACTGCTCGAGGGCTTGGCGTAGCTCATTGCGTTCTGCCTGTGTTGCGCCCGGTCGCAGGGCCTCGATTGCACGCCGCAGTAGCTCATCCATGGTGGACATGTAGCGGTCTAGGTTAGACGTTAGGTCTGTGATGCGTTCGTTGATGCTCATTTGGGTTGCTCCAGCTCGAAGTGAATGTTCTCGCCGTAGGGAGCTTCCACGTTGGAAGAGATGCACCAAACGACGGGGTAGTCCGGGGCGTTAGCCTCGTAGAAGGAAGTGTAGCCGTCGGTCAGACAGACGAACACTTCGGGCTCGATGCCGTGCTGCTCGAGGTAGGCGAAGCCCGCCTCCATGTCGGTGCCGCCGCCGGAGTAGAACTCCAGGCCGAACTCCTCACCGCGCTCGAAGGTCACGTGCTTGGCCACACGGGTGTCGGTATACAAGACATGCACGCGCTCCGGGGAGCAGAGCTCGACGATGCGCTGCAGGTGGCCGTTGTAGTGATCGAGCTCGAGCTTGCTGATGGAGCCGGAGACGTCGACCTGCACCACGAGCTCACCCATCTGCGCGGTCTTGCCCACGCTGGGCAGGTAGGCGATGTTGGAGAAGCGCCGGTTGGGTCGGGCCCAGCTGTAGTCGCCGCGGGTGAGCGACACCATGTACCGCTCGAGGATCTCGTACCAGGGCGTGCCCGGGTCGATGAGGTCTGCGACGATCTTGGCGAGCGACGCGGGGAGCTTGCCCTGCACCTTGGCGGCCTGCGCTGCCTGGGCGATCTCGACACGGGTCTCGGCGTCGATGCGGTCGGCCTCCTCCTGCGTGAGTGGTGCTCCGCGCTCGATGAGGTCGTCACCGATACCGCCCGGGCCCTGCTGCTGCCCACCATTGCCTTGGCCTGCACCGCCACCGCCGTTGCCCGTGGGCGGGTCGGGGAGCTCGTTGTAGATCTGGTCGACCGACTTGTCCTTGGAGCCCGGCATGTCGACGCTGCCCTTGAGCTGCGCACCGATGCCCGCTTCCTTGAGCATGTCGTTGATCCAGGCGTCGCCTGCGATGTTCCACTTCATCGCGTGCCTGGTGCCACGGCGTGAGGCGTGCTGGCCGATGACGTGACCCACCTCGTGCGCCAGGACGAACACGATCTCGTCGACCGAGAGCTTGTCAAAGAAGCCCGGGTTGAAGTAGATCTGCCCACGCTGGTCCACCGCTGCGGTCGGGATGGTGGTGTCGGCGATGAGCGTGCGCTTCATCAGGATGGAAGCGAAGAACGGATGCTGGGTGACCAGCGCCACCTTGGCACGATCGAGCGTGGTCGGGGTGGACTTGCGAAGTGCTGACATGTTTGCTCCTGGGTTAGAAGTTGGCGTCGATGGGGATCAGGTCTCGGGAGTCGAGGTAGGCTGCGGCGCGCTTGCATCGCTCCTTGTTGGGGTTGTCGATCATCTCCACGAGCATGAAGGCTGCGTGCTTGGCCATCGCCACGTCCTGGAATCCGATGTAGTCGGAGCGCCCCTCGAGGAAGTGTTGGAGCTGAGTCCGTGCGCTGTGGAGGTTGTCGTTGATGTACTGAGCCGGACCGTGGCGGTGGCGTGTGGCCCAGCTGGGGACTTCCACGTTGAGCTGCCAGGCCGCCAGGTCTGCGGCGTGTGTGTCGCAGAGCATCTGGATCTGCTCGCGGCTGAGCCGCCTGGCGTTGACGTGGACGTAGCGCCCGTGCTGCTTGAGCAGGGGTACGTTGAAGTGCCTGGCCACGAGCTCGGCTACCTTGCGCGACTGCGACTGCCAGCCGCCCGATGCCACGCCCGCTTCGAGCATGCGCTTGGCCGCGTTGCGGATGCGCACCGTGAGCTGGCCTGGGTCGAAGTGCAGGGTTGTGACGACGCCGAGCGTCTTGATCTTGCGTGCTACGTCGTATACGTCTGGCATGTAACTCTCCTTGATGCGTTAGGCGGTGAACGCTGCCATCTTGGCCGCGACTTCCTCGAGCTTGCGCTTGGCGTCGGCCCGGGCGTTGGCGCTGCCCTTGATGACTTCCACCGTGGCGAGGTAGCCCTTGGCCGCCTGCTCGAGGTTGTCGATCTCGGTGAGGAGCTCAGTGGGCGGGTCGATGGCCAGCTGCCGTGCGAGCTTGCAGCCGTCGATCACGTTCTGAATGATCGCGTTGTGCCACCGCTCGCCCTTGTTGCCCTGGTACTCGCTGAGCCTCGTGACCAGCGCCGACAGGGGTTTGAGCATGCGTTGGATGGTCTCGGTGCGCGCTGCTGCCTGCGCCTCGGCCTCGGCTTGCTCGCACGCTGCGATGTCCTCCTCGTTGAGGTCGAAGAGGAAGTGGCGGCTGTCCGGCATGGGCTGGAAGCGAATGTCCACGGCGGTCGAGGCTCGGAACTTCTCCGCGCTCGGGTAGTCATCGGCCGTGGCCGTGCACACCTTGCCCGTGGCTTGCGCCACCTGACGTCGGTAGGCAAGGTCGTCCTGCACCAGCTGGTCGTACAGGGGCATGTACGTGTCCAGCATCTTGTCCACCACGGCGATGCGGTGCTTCATCTCCTGCGTGTACTCGAAGTACATCGCGTTGGGCAGGATGCGGGGCCCAGCGTCCACGTAGGGCAGGGTGCGCTCCTTGTGGTACGCGTACACCTCGTTGAGCTTGGTCATGATGGTGTAGACCGGCGAGGCCTTGTCCTTGAACAGCGTGGACAGCACCGACAGCGACGCGTCGCCCTCCTGCTGCTGCAGCTTGGCCGTGAGTGCTGTGTCCCGTCGCGTGAGCGATGCCCTGCGCACGGTGAGCTTGACGAGCATGGCCTTGTCGGCCAGCTTGGATACGCGAGTCAGCATGGGTAGCTCCTTACTTGAACCAGAGGTAGAACCCGTGGAGGATGCCCACGGGGAAGAACAGGGCTCCTGCGATCAGGAACCCCCACAGTCCTTCGGAGAAACAGGTGAACACGTGGTTGAGCCACGCGCCGATCAGCACGAGTGCCAGGGTCCATTGCCACATGGGGGATCTCCTATCAAAAGATGTTGTCGTCGAGTTTGACCAGGGCCATGGCCGTGGCCTGAGCATCTAACAGCGTGCCCTGCACTTGCACGGGCGTCTTGTTCCACTCGTTGAAGTGGCCGCGGAACTCGCGCACGTGGACGTTGTAGTCCGTCTCGGGCCAGTCGTCGGCGCGAACAACCAACGCCACACGGATGCCCATGCGCTCGCTGTAGAGCTCGGCCACCGGCTTGATGCGGCCTATGCCTGCGAACTCATACGTGTCGTAGATCCACTTCAGCTTCACATCAGCACCTCCGCGTTCTTGCTGGCCCACTCGACGAACGAGCGGCTGTGCTTGATGGTGGGCTGCAGCTTGATGGCGTCCTTGACGCACATGACGTTGAACTCCGGGGCGAGCCGTGCGAGGTACTTGCTCACGCGGTCGAAGTTGTCCTTGGTGGACTTGTGCGCCACTGCACCCATGAGTGCGTAGATGGTGGCCGGGTCGGTCGGCACGTCGGCGCGCTCGGGATCGAGCAGCACGCTGTCCACGTCGGGCAGCGACATGTAGATGCGACGAAAGCCCGTGTACTCGGCAGCTGCACCCTCACCCACCTCACCGGCCACGTTGTCGAAGAAGAGCTCGGAGGGCAGCGAGCTCGGGATCAGGTTGACGCGCTCCCAGGCACGGGGCGTGGGGTTGGCGAAGCGGTTGGGATCGAAGTCCGACAGCAGGGCGGGGCGGAAGCGCAGGAACTGGATGAGCACCGGGTCGATGTCGTTGTCCAGCGCCCAGTCGGTCCAGTCGTCGAGGTTCTCCATGAACTCGAAGCGCCGCGTGCGGTTGGCCAGCTTGCTCGTGATGCGGTTGGCACCGGACTTGTCCTCGGTGCGGTTGCCCGTGGCGATGATGAACAGCTCATCCGACAGGAACAGGTTGCCCGCACGGCGGTCGTAGATCACGCCGCACAGCGCGTTCTGCATGGGGATCGGTGCGTCCGACAGCTCCTCGAGGATGAGACCGACGCGGCCCTGGCCCTTGCGCAGCTGATAGAACTCCGCCGGCGGAACCCAGCGCGTGTAGTCGCCGGTGTTGTCCGGCACGCCCAGCACGTCGACCGGGTCGCGCAGGGATGCGGTGAACTCCACGACGGTGTCGAGGTTCAGTGCCTGCATGACGTCGCGAGCGCAAGCGGACTTGCCGCCGCCCGGCGCACCCAGGATGAACGGCACGATCTTGTTGCCCTGCGGGGCGCTGAACTGTTCGAGGACCGACTGCTTGATGTGGGAATAACGCATGGTGTTAGCTCCTGTGGTTGAGTTGTTGATGAGTGGTGATGGGACTGATGGGTGTGTTAGGTGCTCAGCAGCCGGGCGATGTACGCGGCCACTGCTTCCTGGTTCTTGGGTATCCACCAGCTGTGGTACAGCTTGCCGGTGGGCGGTTCGCAGCAGCCCTTGTGCCGCGTGCCTGGCTCGTCGTGTGGGCAGTAGAACCTGTCGCGCTCCGGGTTGAAGAACGTGCAGCCGCCGCAGCCCGATGGACTCCCGTCCCGGTTTTTGGTGGCAGGCACGATGTAGTACGGCACGCCCCTGTGGATCTTGGTGGGGTAGGGAGGTTTCATGGCGTGGTCTCTGCCCCCAAGGTCTCGGCCACGTATGCGGCCAGCGCCTCTTCGGTGTTGTGGATGAAGCGGTACGTGGCGGTGAAGTCGATGACGCCCTCGGGGATGCAGGCCAGGAGGCCCATGACCCTTGGACAGTCGCCGGAGGTGAGTTGGTGCTTGTCGATGAGTATCTGGCACTTGCTACAGCTGGCACCCGGGGGTTGATGCTTGACCAGCCTGTACACGCGGCCGTTGTGATGCAGGATCATCCTGGCCTCCATGTGGTGACGTCCATGATCACGACGATGAGCGCAGCCAGGTACACGATGACTGTGGCCACGCGCAGCCCGATGCCCCGGATGAGGGTCTTGTCGAACTTCACGTTGCCTCCTTGGTGTACCCGTCGTTGTGGTCTGCGATGAAGTCCTCGAGCGAGTCCCACACCGTGGCGTTGGTCCAGTCGGAGTGAGCGCACTCGATGCCAAGGGCAATGTCGCTCTTCGTCCAGTGCCCGTCGTCGTCGCATGCCACGGTGAACATGGCCACTACGCGCTTGGTCTTCATGCGGGCACCTCCGGGGGCATCAGCTCCTCGTACGGGTTGCCGTCGAACAGGCGGGCCATCGGCACCATGGCCATCTCGCCAGTGGGCTCGCGATTGACCGCGCAGATGGTGTACACGGGCTTGCCCGTGGCCGCGTCGGTGCACTCCATGAGGCACACGTTGCCGTCCTCGAACGCCTGCGACAGCGTGAGGAAGTTCTGCTTGTATCCGTCGGTGATCATTGGGGAAGCTCCACGGGTTGGTGCTGGTACGCGATCTCATAGCCCAGCGACAGCGCGTACTTGAGTGTGGCCAGCGTGAGGGTCTTGGTGCCTGCGATCTTGGCGAAGGTGAACGCCGTGTCGTTGATCGGGTGGTAGGCCTTGGTGCCGTACTGGTCCTTGACCATCACCTGCAGCGTGCCGGTGGGCTTGGTGTTGTCGGCTTGGATGTCGTTCACGGTGTCTTGCTCCCGATGAGTTGATAGGCTTTGGCCAGTGCGTCGCAGGCCTGCTCGATGAGCTGCTGCACGTCCTTGTTGCGGTCCACGTAGGGGTGGAACATCAGGTAGTCCTCCACCATCTCGGCCAGCATGCTGGTGCGGTCGAGCGCCTCGTGGGCGAGGAAGGGATCGGGTTCGTTGGGGTTGGTCATGGGGTCTCCTAGAAGTCGCCCGGGGCCACCTGCCAGCAGGTCAGGCCCAGGCTGCGCCACATGTCGACCACCTGCTGGCGGTCGTCCAACACGAGCACAACGCTCGCCGGGTCGATGCCCGTCTTCTCGAACAGCTCGCGCTTGACGATGCTGTCCTGGCGGAAGTCGCCGTCTGCACGCATGTGCAGCTCCACGTCGATGGGCTCTTGCGTGTCGAACACGTGCTTGGCCAGCCACGTCATGGTGTCCTTCCTGCACCGCTCGGGTCGGCCGGACATGAACACCACGCGGTAGATCCACTCGCCCTTGGTGTAGTCGAAGTCCTCGAGGAACTTGCGCAGCACGAACAGCACCGGCAGGTTGGGCTCGTCGTCCGGGATGCCCGCATAGAAGGCGTCCCAGTTCTTGGGCTTGGACTGCACGTGGTGCACCCGGTGCTCGCAGTTGGCCAGCGTCCCGTCGAGGTCGCAGATGATGGTTTGCTTCACTTGATGAGGCCTCCCTTGTTGTTGAGGCCCTTGAGGTCCTCGGGGTTGGTGATGAGCACGTAGTTGCTCTTATGCATCGGAGCGATCGTGCGGGTGGTGGCTCGGGCTTGCTTGTCGCCGCAGTCCATGCAGGTGCGGTAGCCCAGCTTCAGCCTCGGGGGTTCGACCCGCACGGCGTAGCAGCCAGTGCAGATCAGGCGGTAGTCCTCGGCCATGGCGCGTCAGTGAGTGGTGGCCCGGACCTGCCGGCAGAAGGCCTGGTAGTCCTCGGCGGTGTCGCCGTAGAACCCGTCCATGGGGTTGTCGTCGGGGGTGAACTCGAACACGTAGGGCTCGTCGGCCACGTACATGGGCTCCTTGATGGAGGGCTCGACGGGCTCGAGGTGCAGGAAGGTGAGGTGGCGAATGGCCATGTTAGCTCCTGGGTGTTGACAGGCGAAAACAGAGTTGTTACCCTCTGCCCTAGGGCAGAGGGCTCGGGGAGCGAAAAGCGCAGGGATGCGCGGGAACCGGGCGGAGGTAATCAGCCAGGTAATAAGACAGTTTCGCTGCGGCTGTCTTAATAGAAACCCAATGAAATCAACGGGTTGGATGCAATAAGACAAAAAGACAGAAAAAATTTTGGACCAGCGACTTTTTGGGATGTGATGAAGTGGGCGCGCCATACCCGCCACAACCTGAACCCTCTCATTACGAGCTGATCCTTTTTTCTTGTCTTATTGTCTTATTGTCTTATTACACCCCTTGGATGGACGTTTTCCTGAGTGGAATCAACCACTTAGTAATTAGTCAACTTGGCAGTAGGGTCATGCCTAATTGTCTTATTGCATGGCCAGTTAGGATATGGTACCCTCTGCCCTAGGGCAGAGGGCGGGTGATGCGGTTTCAGGCGGTGCGGATCGTGGCCACACCGGGCTTGGCATGCCTGGCCACATGGAAATCCTTGGGGCCCGGCTCCTTGAACTGGTTGGGGTAGCGGAACCCGGTACGCTGCGCGGCCTCGTACACCTTGGTGGCGTTGCACCCACGGGGCTTGTTGCCGCCGGGATGGTAGGCACCACGGCCACCCGGGATGGTGATGCGCATGGTGGGCATTGGGATGCCCAAGGAACCCTTGGGCACGATGCGTCCGGGGGCCACGGACTTGGGCAGTCGCGGACCACGGGCGAGGAACTGTTCGACGGTCATGTGCATGGCGGACTCCTTGCATTGAACGGGTTGGGTGGATAGTGCGCCAAGGACGCGCGGTCCTTGGGTTGCCGATTACTCGGCGTCGGCCACGCGGGCCTTGAGGGCTTGCTCGGCGTGGTACTGGGCGATGGTCTGGCCCAGGCACTCCATGAGCTCGCGGTTGCGCAGGGTGATGCTGGCGTCCTTGGCCATCGACTCGATGCGCTTCATGAACTTGTCGGCGGCCTCGGACACGTCGAACACGGAGACCACGGGGGCCTCGGGCTTGGCGTCCTCCCAGGGCAGGTCGGCCAGGGTGGCGCGGTAGGATTCCTCGCCTTGGGTGCGGAACGCCTTGGCGCGGTCCTTGTCGAAGGCGAACTTGTCCTTGCCCTTGGGCAGGTACATGGGGGTGTGCTTCTCGAACCAGGCACGCAGAGAGGCCTTGCGGCCTTGCTTGCCGATGGCGTCCACGAGCGAGTCGGCGAGCGTCACGTCCCCGTGCTCGACGGCATGCCACGCCACGTTGATGGCGCAGGCTTGCACGTCACGGGTCAGTTTCGCAGCGGCGCGGCCGATGGAGCCGATTTGCTTGACGATGGTTTCACGGGTTGCGGTCATGAGAATCTCCTAGGATGAAAGGGTTTGGGATACAGGGGTGCAGTGCACGCCCTTGGCGCACTATCCAGTGCACACGCGGTATTTGCGCCCCGCGGATGTAGGCGCAGCGGTCAGTTGCTTGGTGGGAACCGCCAGTCCCCGATATGCACCCGGCGATCGCTCGCCTAGGCCCAGGGCAGAGCCCCCTGGATTTCTGTTTGCGGCATGACACCCGGCCCACCATGACGTGTTGGCGTGTGACTATCCACTACCCCTCGGCCCACTCCCACTACGGACTCACGCGCCCATGGCGGGGAACCTACTCGGATACCACCCCCCGCTTGCACGGGTGAGCCAGTGGTCACAAACCACTGCGGCCTATTCGCGTTGTTGCGCGCTGGACGGCCGGTCTCTCCACACAGGGCGGCGGTGTTAGCCGCTACCCTGCTCACTAGGGGCGGAGGTGTTAGGAGGTGTCCCCCGGGGTGGGTCCAACGGGTCAGGCGGCCCGCCCCCATGCCTACGGCGCAGTCTTACAGCAGGCACAACCCCCCGACATACACACGTCCCGACCCCCGAGACCGGCCTAAACTGGGGTAAACCCTAGTAACTTCGCTACAACTCCAGCATCGACCCCTTCACAGCCAGAAAAAAGCCGCTACACTAGACATACACACGTTAGGAATAGCCATGCCCATCGCACTGCGCAACACCCTGGACCTGTTGATCGTCGCCCTGATGT